CAAGCACAGTCTGTTAATCTATTCTTTAGACCAGATAGCAATATTAAATATATTCATGCTGTTCACTTTCAAGCGTGGAAACAAGGCCTAAAGACATTATATTATTGCCGCAGTGAAAAGATTGGTAAAGCAGATAAGATATCAAAGAAAATAGAGCGACAAGTCATGGAAGAAATTGACTTGAAAGCATTAGCAACCGAAGACGTTTGTCTAGCATGTGAAGGATAAAAATGAAAAAAATAATAAGGTTCACCGCGGCGTGGTGTTCTCCTTGCAAGGCATTGGCAAGTATAATTGAGGAAATTGATACCAATGTTCCCATTGAAGTTGTTGATATTGACACACACCAAGATGTTGCGATTGAATTTGGTATCCGAGGAGTCCCTACGCTTGTTAAAATTGACGAAAACGGAAATGTTACGGGTAGATTAGTTGGCTTAAACACAAAAAATTTAGTAGAAGAGTTTATCAATGATTAAAAAACTAAAATCGAATCTTGCAGATACACGAGATTCCTTTAAGCCATTTAATTATCCTTGGGCATATGATGCCTGGTTGAAGCATGAACAAAGCCATTGGATGCACACAGAAGTACCAATGGTAGAAGACGTTAAAGATTGGAAAAAGAAGCTAAGCGCAGAAGAAAAACAATTCTTAACACACATCTTTAGATTCTTTACTCAGGGCGATATTGATGTTGCAGGCGGATATGTCAATAATTATTTGCCATACTTCCCACAGCCGGAAGTACGCATGATGCTATTGGGTTTTGCGGCACGCGAAGCTCTACATATTGCAGCATATTCTCATTTGATTGAGACATTGGGATTACCGGAGACAATGTATAATGAGTTCTTGGCATATGAGGAAATGAAAGCCAAGCATGATTATGTCTTAAACATATCACAACAAAACTCCACAAAAGAAAACACTGCAAAACACATTGCTATCTTCTCAGCATTTACGGAAGGTATGCAGTTGTTTAGTTCTTTTATTATGTTGTTGAATTTCCCTCGTCATGGTAAAATGAAGGGTATGGGTCAAATTGTTACTTGGTCTATTGTAGATGAAACTCAGCACTGTGAAGGCATGATTAAACTATTCAGAACATACATACAAGAAAATAACGAGATATGGAACGATGAACTAAAAGGACAGCTGTATACAATTGCTGAACAAATGGTTATGCTTGAAGATAGATTTATTGATTTGGCATTCGCTATGGGTGCTATGGAGAATTTGTCATCGGCTGATGTCAAACAGTATATTCGCTATATTACTGATCGCCGCCTTATCAGTCTTGGTCTTAAGGGTATTATGAAAGTTAAAAAGAATCCACTACCTTGGGTAGAGGAAATGATTAACGCACCTATTCACACTAACTTCTTTGAGAACAGAGCAACCGATTATGCCAAAGCTGCACAAACTGGTTCTTGGGAAGATGTTTGGGCAAAACAAAAATGAAATCATTTAAAGAATTAATGGCACCAAGGCATTATGCCGATGGTGCTTTAATATCAGCAAAGCTACCACCTGCTTATGAAAAAGCAAAAGGTGATAAGAATTGTGCCAACTGCGGTGCTTATGTACCTGGCACAAAGTATTGTAAAACTTGGGATGCTAAAGTGCGCCCAGAATATTATTGTAAAAAATGGGTGAAGATAGAAAATTAACCTTTGTCGAAAGACGAAGGGAAATCTGTAACAAGTGTGAACATCTTACTACCATCATTGGTGCTAAGATTTGTAATTCTTGTGGGTGTTCTGTATGGGCAAAGACAATGATTCCTATTGCAAAATGCCCTGAAGGAAAATGGAATGCCGAATAAATTTGATAATGCGCATATGATTGTTGCTGAAACATATGCCAAGTTATCATCTGCTACACGATTACAGGTTGGTGCGGTTGTTGAGAAAGATAATAGAATTATATCTATTGGATATAACGGCACACCATCTGGGTGGGATAATAATTGTGAGGATTTTATAGATGACTATAATACTAAAACCAAACAAGAAGTTATCCATGCAGAAATGAATGCTATTGGTAAGTTAGCTCAATCTAATGAATCAGGAGCAAATGCTACAATGTATATTACGCATGCACCTTGTTTTGATTGTGCAAAGCTTATACATATAGCAGGCATTAAAAAAGTATTTTATCGCAATCAGTATAGAAGCGATGATGGTATAGAATTTTTAAATAAATGTAACATTGAAGTGGAGAAAATATGAGTGCAAATAAAAAAATTGGAGTAACTTGTTCTACTTTTGATTTATTTCATGCTGGTCATGTAATAATGTTAGAGGAAGCAAAACGTCAATGCGATTATCTAATTGCAGCGATTCAAGTTGATCCAACATTAGATAGACAAACTAAAAACAAACCTGTTCAGTCTATTATTGAAAGACAGATTCAGGTATCAGCATGTAAGCATGTTGATGAGATTATAGTATATTCAACAGAAAAAGAACTTGAAGATATCTTTATGGCTTTACCAATTGATGTTCGCATCTTGGGCGAAGAATACAAAGATACAGACTATACCGGCAAAGAGATTTGCATGAAACGCGGGATAGAGTTATATTTTAATAAACGAGATCACTTCTTCAGCTCATCTGATTTACGTCAGCGAGTATTTGACGCAGAAGCTAAGAAAAGAGGAACACAATGGCAAGAAAAATCTACGAATGCGTCGAATGCGATGCAGTCTTCAAGATAAGTCATACACTTGACGAAAATTATTACACAGTAACTAATTGTCCTTTCTGCGGGGCAGAGATGGAAGATAAAGAAGAGGATGACGAAGACTTGTCCTAAATGTGATACTGTTCATAGCAAGCCCGGAACGTTCTGTTCTCGGGCTTGTGCCAATTCCCGTCAATGGAATGAAGAACAAAAGAAAGTATTCTCAGAAAAACAAACTGAGTATATGGCTAGAGAAGAATCTGAAGAACACAGATACAAAAAATCAATACAATCCAAAATGCTACAACGAGCTGGCATTATGGGTACCGGTGGTTTAGCCGAAGATGCCGAAGATATAATGACAAATCCCGACGATTACTTTTTTGTTCCACCGAGGGATGAGGGTGATAATTTTTCAGATGGAAACGACTATTGGGAAGCTGTATAAATACTAATTTAATATTGGTATTTAGATGTGGTTGTATAAAGAAAAGCCCTTAGAAACTATTCCAGATGATGCATATGGTTATGTGTACTTGATTACTAATACTGCCACGAATCGCAAGTATATAGGTAAAAAGTTATTTTGGTTCCGTAGAACAAAGGTAGTTAAGGGTAAGAAGAAAAGATTAAAGGTAGAGTCAGATTGGAGAGATTATTGGTCTTCATCTGATGAGGTTAAAGCCGATGTGGAAACGCACGGCGCAGATAGTTTTATTAGAGAAATACTGCATATATGTCCCAATAAAGGATTGTGCAATTATTTAGAAGCAAGAGAACAAATGGATAGACGAGTTTTAGAAACAGAAGATTATTATAACGGGCAAGTGCAATGCCGTGTCCATAAAACTCATATCAAGAATTTAAAGGCATAAGATGTTGATAACGACAGGACTTAATATTGTAGGTGCGATGACCATACAGCATATCCTACCTCCGACTAATGCTGGTAGTGTGGGATTCAACGGTACAAGTCAATATTTAAATACCCCGTCGACATCTGCATTTGCTTTTGGAACAAACGATTTTACTATGGAAACTTGGATATATCCTAATAGTCTTTCTGGGCGTTTGTGGTATTTTAGTTCTGATTCTGACAATGTAGATCTTAATGGCAACGGTGGCATTTACTACTTTGGTGTAGGCGGTATACGCAATAGCGCAACTAATACAGTAATAACTGTAGGAACCTGGCATCATATTGCATTAGTAAGATTCAGTGGAACCCTTACACTTTATGTAAACGGAGTTTCTGTAATGTCCCAAAGTGGTATAGGATTTAATAGTACATCAAATAGATCACTTGATATTGCATATAGTGCGGCTCAAGGCAATAATTATTTCAATGGTCGTATGAGTAATTTTAGAATTGTTAGCGGCACAGCACTTTATACTGGGTCAACAATTACTGTTCCTACTGCTGTTCTACCTAAAATCAGTGGTACACAATTATTATTAAATACAACCAATGATGCTAATTTCTTAAAAGATAGTTCAGACAATAACTTTACTATTACCAATAATGGTAGTGTTGTTAGTTCATCTCTCAATCCATTTTAAAGGAAAAATAATGCCAATATTAATGACAGGCGGCCTAACATTTACTGGCGGCTTCTCTGGAGGGAATCCAACCCCGTTACCGTCAGTTTTAACATATATGTTAGTTGCCGGTGGTGGTGCAGGCGGCGGCAATGATATTGGTGGTGGCGGAGGTGGTGGTGGCGTATTATCTGGTAATCTTTCAGTATCTGCAACTGGAGGTTTATATACTGTTATTGTAGGTGCAGGCGGATCCGGCAGTGATCGTGCTCCTGGGGGAAATGGCAGTAATAGTGTAATTATATTAAATTCATCTAATTTAGTAGTTGCAGTGGGTGGCGGTGGCGGTGGCTCCAATGCTGGCAGCGATGCGGCCAACATAAATGGTAGATTTGGAGGCTCGGGTGGCGGTGGGTCTCTTGTTGGCGGCACTCATGGAACTCCTGGCAGCAATGTTGCGGGCCAAGGATTTGCAGGCGGCGCTGCGGCAGACGGAATATATTATTCTTCATTAGCTGGCGGTGGCGGAGGCGCCGGCGCTCCTGGCGGAAATGCATTTGGAAGAAACAGCGGAAATCACGGAGGATATGGAGGAGCTGGTAGATCTTCAAATATTTCTGGAACTATTACTTATTATGCTGGCGGTGGCGGAGGTGGAATTGGTGATGGATTGGAGGGTGGAGTTGGTGGATATGGTTTAGATGGCGGTGGTAACGGCACGTCTTCTAACTATCCTTATTTTACTGGCTCCGCCGGGCCTGGTACCTCCGGAAATGTTAATACTGGAGGTGGTGGTGGCGGCAATCAACAGTATACCACAGGAATAGGACTTTCTGCTAATCTATCACCTGCCGGAGGATCGGGTGTAGTTATTATAAGTCACCCAATAATAGCACCCGATAGGCCTTTTTCAACCGTTACAACCGGAAACCCCAATGTATATATTTCTGGTGGCAATGTAATTTATCGATTCTACCAATCAGGATCATTATATTTTTAAAGGTATAATATGCCAATAACAATAACCGGTACTACATTTACAGGCGGAACAACGCTAGTGGGGTTTTCTACATCTATACAAGCAGTTACTAATAATTTAGTATTGAATCTAGATGCCGCAGCTTATTCTGGATCTGGAAATTGGATAGATACTGTGGGATCCAAAGCATTTGTTCTAAATGGCTCCCCTTCATATAGCTCTACAATAGGTGGTGGCAGTTTTAATTTTAGCCCAGCAAGCGGGCAAAGTGCATTCTGCAGTACATCTTTATCAAGTTTAAATACTTGGACAGTAGAAGCTTGGAATTACTATGATGGAACCAACACCGGACTTTCTCCTTGTATTATTACTGAAGGTTTTGGGGGAACATTGCATATAAATTATGCATTGGGCGCAGGCCTCGCTAACCCCTATGTATTTGAATCAGGATTTTTTGGAGCAGATGGCGGCGTAGGCTGGAGAACTAGTAAATCTGGCTCCGGCTATGCAACATCGAATTTAGTTCCAGGAACTTGGTATCAATTTGTAGGCACATACAACGGATCAAATATTAAATTGTATATAAACAATACTTTAATTGAAAGTACTGTTTATAGCGCACCAGGTGGTTACCCTCAATCCGCCGGTTCCGGTATTAGATTAATGCAAAAATGGGATGGCGATGCTCAACACTGGGGCGGCAAATTGGGTATTGTGAGAATTTATAATACTGATATTGGAACAGACGGTATCAATCAAAATTGGTCTGCAAACAAATCAAGATTCGGACTATAAGGAATAATCATGGGAATACTTGAATATCTATTTTATGCCTGGTTGATATATGTCGTATATAATTTTATACGAGCAACCAAACAACGTGATACTATAAACTATAAATTCCAAAAGACAATGGAAGATATAGAAAATAGTATTGTCATATGCAATATCCAAACCCACGACGGCATTCTTTATATGTGGGAAAGTGACACTCACAAGTTTGTCACACAAGGCAACACTATTGAAGAGCTAAAGGAAAACTGCAAAAAGTATTTTCCAAATAATAGCTTTTTGCTCAAAGAAGATTCTAATCAATAGTGTCCGTGATAAATTTGTAGCAACACAACAGCAATTGTAGTTGCACTCACTAGAAAATAATATAGAGCCGATTTAATCATAAAATTTATCTTTGATTGCTTTGATTGCTTTGGCTTTAGATGCCTGTGCTATAGTAACAGTAAATGATGTAGCTGCATGATGTGTATCTGATTGCTCTACAGCATCAACACATTCGGCAACGATTAGTTCTACAAATTGTTCTAGCTCTTTTTCATAGTCACCAGACCAATCAATCTTATCTGGACCAGGGCCCCAAGACTCCTCTTTCCAAAAAGCAAAACCAGCTTGTCTTGCAAGCTCTTCAGTTAGTTTTTTCATTTTAATAACGCCCTATCTTTTGTATGTTTAACACTGTCGAGTATACCAACCGTTTTAAGTAAATCATCTTTGTATAGAATAGCAATACCATTGCCTTTCTCATACCAATCAGTAATATTGGAAACTCTATCATCGATTAAGATGTCTCCAGGTTTACACCATTTCCATTTATCAGTACTAAACGGACCGAAGTTAACTTTATAAGTTGGAAAGTATTTTTTAATCCAGCGCGTCTTGTCATCCTCTGCATCCGGCATTGTTTTTTTGCTTGGCAACGCAGTTAAAAACTCTACATTGTAATTCGGCACGATGCTCGAGCAGTAACCCACAAGCGATGTAGCATTAGCAAGCAACGGCAGATTGTAATATAAATTACCAAGTGCAATTAACTCGCCCCATTCAGCTTGAGTAATTGATCTGTCTGTCCATTGCACAGGCCTGCCTAGCTGTTGGCTGACATAACCATTGAAGTCTGCAACGACCCCGTCCATGTCAATGTATATTGTATTACGCATATCGGTCAAAATTCATTCCTACAAATAATAATCTTCTATAATCATAATACTCCTGTCGTTTATCTGCCGGAGTATATAGATTTAATTCTTTTAGATTCAAATAGTTTAGATTAATTCTTGCATTTGCATCTATTCGTTCTAAACGCTGTTTATTAATAGCATCAATTCTAATTGTGTCTATTGCTCTTAAGTCAGCAAGCTGTCTGTCTATATGAGTTTGCTTTGCATTATAATCTACAATAGGTCTAGGGATATTATTTACAATCATAGTGTTAAATCGTTTCTATAATAATAGACATATAGCTTTAGATAATAATTGAATATTGCTGGCTGATGGGCAGGCGAGGGAATATTATCTCCGAATACTTCTCGCATATGATTGGCAATTGATTCTATTTCGGTATCAGACATTTATTAAACGCCTCATTATATGTTCTTCTATGTTCTTCGACATCAAATTCTATTTTATTATTCTTTATATTGGCAATGACAGGATGCATTAACTTTGCAGTTAATGATTTAGACATAGTCTCAATAACAGCATCTACATCTTTACCAGATTTAATGTCTTTAAGGGCAGCATTTAATGCTTTTAATCTAGCTTCTTCTGCCCAATCATTATTCATTTAAAATAGTGTTTTAATGTCAGCAGTTTATTCTCATACTCTGACATTTTAGCAATCTCATTATCAAATGCTTGAGTAATATTTTCACCTAAACCAACAGCAACTACATGATTAAGAATAACCTCTGCATTGATTCGATGTTGCTCGATTTTTGTCTCATAATGACGTCGAGTAACATCAATAATCTCTGTTCTAAAATCCATATTGTTCCTTATTAACCTAATCTAATACATTCGAGATATAGTATTTACTATTATAACGCATCACAACAGATAAGTCAATACTGATATGACAACGCATAATTCAAATGCCATTACAATGAATAAGAATATCCAATCAGCTTTACTTAAATCGTACCACATCTTCGTGCTTAGTTATAATAATGCGATGTATTTTGTCTTCAAATCTAATAGGTAAATCTAAATGCACAGTAATCTCGGGTCCATTAATATCATTAACCAAACGATCATTACCTACACTACCAACAAAGGGTATGCCATTCCATAATCCCATTATCCTATCACCTAACTCATAAGTATGTTTATAACCAATGGCATTAAACCAATCGGATTGTCTTCCCATTATACTAACCTTTTAGCGTATATTTTTTTAATATATCTTTTGCTTCAGATATATCGTTTACAGGTTTTTCTAATTGATGCATCATATCAATTGCATTTTTTGCTTTAAATAGACTTAATGCATAATCATAATCATCTGGCGTTGCACGCAAACACCATTGCTCAAATTCTTCATTAGACACATTCATTAAGAACTGTAAGTTATTTATATCGCGATTATTCATAATCTGTTTCTTTCTCCATCCGCTTTTTTTCATGATTAATGTGAATTCAATGTTGGCGCCAACTCACCTATTAGCGATCTTTCCAAAGCGTGTGCTTCACGCTTGCCCCTAATGACAGCAAGTTCCTGTGCAACAAACGCTGAGACCCCGTAGGACCTAATAGCGTCGCATAGCGCCCAGGACTTACCCTCAGTCAATGCTCGTCTAATGTGCTTTTGTACGCGTATTTTGAGGTCTCTTTTTCTGAAACCCTGAGTAATACCAATATAGAAGTCGCCTGTCTCGACGTTAGTCAGACAGTAGACAATGTGCTTACGATCAATGCGTTTTTTTCTAATCATGTCATAATTATAACATCTTTTAGTATCCGTGTCAACCGTAAGGGTATTCAAAAGACCATGATATGATAAGGGTTTTCGGTTGACAGATAGTGCAAATTGTGCTATAATTACGGCATGAACACAAGAAAACAGTCAAATAATGCAAATGCAAATAATGTGCAAATGCAAAAGACCCAGCGCGGTAACGGGTCTTTGCTTGACGAAATGTGCAAAAGCATTTATAATAATGACATTGTAGCGCAAAACATAGGAGATAGTATATGCGTGTAAAAGTAGCATTTAACAAAGCTAAGAATCGTTTCGAGGGTTTTGTTGACGGTAAAATGGTCTCAAGATCACGTCACGAATCATATGTTCGCGATCAGATTGCTAAGTTAGGTCTGCAAGTTGAATTGACCAGCGGCGCTGTTAACACGCAACCCAAGGTTGACGAGTTTGGCATCAACAAGCGTTTTGAGTTTGTTGGTCAAATGGTGACGATGGTTGCTAAAAAGACAATCGCATCGGCAATTATCACAGGCCAAGGCGGCTTGGGTAAGACACATACTGTTTTGAAATCACTCAAAGCACAGAATTTAATTGACACTACAGATTTGACAGAGTACGAAGAAGGTGCTCGCATTAATAGTGCAAAGAGTTTTCGCATTGTAAAAGGTTACAGTACCGCTAAAGGTCTGTATCGCACATTGTTCGAAGGCAACGGCCAAGTGTTAGTGTTTGACGATTGCGATAGCGTACTCAAAGATCCAGTTGCTCTTAACTTGCTCAAGGGTGCGTTAGACTCATACGGCGACAGGTGGATTAACTGGAATGCAGATATGAAAGATGACGATCTGCCTCGCAGTTTCAAGTTTACAGGTAGCATTGTGTTTATCAGTAATATGGATCTTGATCGTGTAGACCAAGCTGTTAAGTCTCGTGCTATGTGCGTTGACTTGAGCATGACACAAGCTCAAAAGATTGAGCGCATGGAAGTATTGATCAACGATGCAGAGTTTATGCCAGAGTTTGCAACAGCACATAAAGCTGATGCAATTGCATTTATTAAGAGCATTAGCAACAGCATTGAGAATTTGAGTTTACGCTCATTAATCTCAACTACAAAGATTCGCGCTGAAGGTGGCGATTGGAAGAACTTGGCTAAATATGTTTTGACACAAGGTGCTTAATATGACGACTTATAGTCAAAATATATCTAAGAAAATACATAATCTAAAGGATTTAGAATTTAGAAAGAGTGTGAATGGGTATGATTATATCGTAATGCCTAGCAGTTATACTCAAGGTATGTTCCCATTATATGTGCAAGTTCAATCACATAAAACAGGTAAAATAGTACGATTTAATCATATTAAATCAGAGCATCCCAGATACGATGAAGATGGGTGGGATGGAGAACAAGCAATATATCAACCTGCGGATTTATCTGCAGTTAACAACAGCAATTTACTATTAGTGGTACATCATGAATAAGTTAATCAGAGATAATAAAGTAGCAGTATTATATTCACCTGGATTCGGTGCTGGGTGGTATACTTGGAATTATTTAAATCCAGAAATTTTATTCGATCCGTTTATTGTCAAAATGGTAGAAGATAATACCAGTTATGATACTATTATATTATATTGCGAAGAGAAATATCCAAATGGTTATTTTGGTGGTGCATCAGATTTAGAAATAGCTTGGATTGAGGTTAATCGCGATTTTAGAATCGATGAATATGATGGTAATGAATCTATTATATTCAGAGATAATGACGATGAATGGATCAAGGCCTAGTGTGCATTTTAACATCGTTCAAGTGTTCTGTCAAGCGTTTTATAGTACCCATACAAGTTGCTAGGGAATGCTTGACAGGGTATCCAAAATGTGCTATAATAGAGTCATAGTAAGAAGGAAATATATGAAATTAGTAATATCAACTCAAGTATATGAAAATTACGGTGCTCACGATTGGGACGGCACTGGCGAGTGTCCTCAATACTGGAAGGCCAAAGGCGGTAGCGATTACGTTATCAAGCGTTTCAAGGGTGGCGATGAGGAAGCTGTCAAAGCAATCTTTTGCTTACGTCCAAAGATCGAGAGTGATGACGAGTTCTATCGTGAATATATTTTGGCATGGAACATTGTCGGCGACGACTATTTGACAGAGTTCGAGCAGTCACAGCTTGACTATGAGGGTAAGATTCGTTTCCCAGCAAAAGAATTGGCTTGGTAAGGAGAAAATATGCGTACTAGAACATTGGTTGACGGTTTAAAGAATTCACAGAAGATCCGAGTTATCATAGATGGCTTTGGAATCTACACCACGGTCGGCAATATATTTAATGTATATGCTCATCACAGCTTGAAACAGGCAGCATGGGATGGGTTGTTGCGCCTGAGTAGCGATCGCTATTTTGCTAAAAGAGCAAATAAAGAAATGCCCACGATGGTTAGTATGAAAAGTACAAATACTACTCAGATTGCTAAGCAAGTACAAATTGATTTGATTTAAGGAATAGATATGCCTAATTGGTGCAGCAATACAGTTCGCCTCACTCATGAAGATCCAGCTATGATTATTCGAGCGCGCGACGCTTTGACTGAAGGTAAATTCTTTAATGAGTTTGTTCCAGTACCGAAACAGTTAGTTGAGACAGCGGCATCATCGCAAACAGATGAGGAATTGACAAAGGCAAACATCGAGAAGTTTGGTTATGCTTCTTGGTATGATTTTTGCGTAAATGAATGGGGAACGAAATGGGACACGGAATGTCATAGCGTTGACATCTATGAAGAGCACCCTGATACACTCGAAGCAGTATTTGATACAGCATGGGCACCCCCAATTCAGTTTTATGAAAAGCTAGAACGTATGGGTTTTCAGGTAGAGGCAAAATACTATGAGTCAGGTATGATGTTTGCTGGAATGTATGAAAATGGTTGCGACAGTTACTACGAACTTGGCACCATGTCAGCAGAAGAAGTCGAGCGTACGATTCCTGAAGAGCTAGATGCCGAGTTTGGTATCAGTGACAATATGTATCAGTACGAAACTGACAATCCCGAAGAAGAATGATTTTAACATCTTTCAAGTGCGTTGTCAATACCCCAGTGGTCTGAAGGGTTATTGCTTGACAGGTTGACCAAAATGTGCTATAATTGAGGCATAGTAAAAAGGAAATAGAATGAAAAAAGAAAACACAATTTTAGTCGAGCTAAATAATGCTCAAATTCAAATGCTTTTAAGT